AAGTGACCTAACAAATGTTTCTATACTTATTTTTGTAGATAAAACCTAGGTTGTCTGCTTAAACGCACCAGATTAAATCTCTTCTGACGGAACCTTTCTATTTGGAAGTTGTGTTCCGTAAGCCTTTGTTACCAGATCAATACGTAGTTGTTGCTCAGCCTGTTCGCTGGCAATCAATGCACCGTCCACAATTGGAGGAGCCATCATTGGAGGAGCGCCCTCGCCACTAGGAGCCCCACCTGGTGTAGCATTTTCAACAGGTACCGGTTGCCCATTAAGACCACCTGAAAGCATTCCTGTGAGGCTAGCAATTGTGTTTTCAATTTGAGTCTGTACAAGTTTGACAGCGCCATCTGCCTTAGCATCAGCAAGGAGTTCCATACGGATCTCCTCAAGCTTCTCATATGGGAACTCTTCGCCCATAGCGCGTAGTGCACCGGCCTTAGACTCTAGACCCAAAGACATCTTGGTCTGGATTTCGTTAAGCACGATCAACTTATCTAGAGGTAGCGGTGGCACAAAGTGTACGTAATTCTGGTAAGTAAGTGGGTCATTAATGTCTAGCACTTGCGCTTCACCAGGCTCTAACTCACCCTCAACCGCAGGGTTCCACTGCATAGCCTCTGGTTCTTTAATGGCAAGGTTTAGAAGAATAATTTCATTGATGCGCTGAATACCACGTGCGTACTGCGTGGTTTTTTGGTTCCACTTGTTCATCATTGGCTGGAACAAAATTGAGAGCGCTACACCAGAAGTATTAGAAATAGGTTGCGCTTGCCCCAATGCATTTTCAGGAACGCCTACCATTTCATGCATAGCCTTCTTCATAAGGGCTAGAAATTCCATAGCACCTTTAAGACCGTTTCCACCGCCCTCAAGGTTGGTTACCTTAGCGTCTTTAGGAAGACCGCCCCAAACCTTGTTAGCACCCTTTTCCAACTGACTTGCTTTGGCACCTGTGATAACGGTGACTGGGGCTGCGTGGTAGTTGACAATATCTGCGATATCAGTTGAGACTTCGTTGTAGGTTCGATTGATTGGGATGATGTCGTAACAGTCGGCGAGACCCCAAGGTGATCCTGACACCCTAACATTCGGGATGTGCACAATAGGGATGACACCAAGCGGGTTTGGACGTGAGTCGATAAGTTCGTCATTGATGTACTCCTCAATGATGTCTTCCGTAAGGATTTCCGTGTAAGTAAAGACTTGGCGAGTTCCTTCAAGCGAAGTGCCCCAGAATCGGTACTTTAGCTTGAAACGAATGAGCCGCTCACGATCGTGGGGGTGAAACTCTGGAAAACAAAACGCGGCATTTAGCGGGAGTACTCTAACCTTGCCAGCATGGAATCGACCAATAGAATCTTGATAGGCTTCTTCGTAGGCAATCTTTACAAAGCAGTCACCTGAAACAGATCCTTGCTGACCCATTTCCCAAAGTACGGTGCCTTTATCGTTATCTACTTCCCACACTCTAGAGAGCAGGTTAGGGACGATACCTTCAGTTTGTTTTGGGCTACTAAAATGTACACCCTTGCTGAAAGAGAAGTTAATGATGTAGTCTGTGAGGGCGCGGTAGTAGTTGAAAACCATCTGAGTCTCACCAGCCTGACGGCGGTAAGATGTGTGGTGGCCTAGGTACATAGCCCAGTTAAGTGAGTAACGGTTTAGACGAGGACCGTGAACCTCAAACTCTTCATCAGCAAGTTCTACAAGACCAAGCGGAGAGATAGAGATAGTTAGGTCAGAGGAGGCAGCCCGATAACTGGGGGGTGAGAAATCAATACTCACTTAGAACCTCTCTGTAATACTAATCAATAATAGCATAGTTAAACGTTAGCCACGGTAGCGTTCGCCACGAATCAAACCCTTACCCACAGGATGAGTAACTTTGGTCTTTTGCGCAGCCATTTGCTTGTCAATTTTTTCTTGAACGTAGTCCCGAAAGCGAGGATCGACTTCGCTTTCTTTATCTACAAACTTTCCGCCTACTTGTGCGTAGTGTAAGTGAACCCAGTGCGCTGCAGCTGGGGACGGGTACACACGAAATCTAGATTTTGCTTGAGCAACGAACATGTTCCATAACTTAGGGTTAGCAGGGAACTGCTTTGGACCCTTTTGTACTTCCTGACCGGAAATAAGTGTCATGTGATGTCCTTAGGACCCCGCCCTGCGTAAGGATCAGGGCGGGGCGTCTCTAGGTAGCGAACTAGTCTTGTACGACTGCTGGGTTCAGACGGTACTGATGACCGCCATCACGGAAGACCTCTTCAAAATGATTGTCACCATGATCGGCAAAAGCCTCAGATGCAAAGTCATTAAGAACGGTAGGTGCTTCCACCCAAGCTGCTGAGCCAACGTGAGCTCGCTCACGCATGGTCTCTTCTGCTGGCTTTTCGAAAACGTTCTGGTTATGGTTTGGACGACCAGGGGCTGGGATGTATCCCTGCATAGCACCCTTGGTGAACTCCATAGGAACGTCAGTATCGGTCGCGATACCCTCTTCAAAACGAAGTGGTCCACGCTGTCCTGGAAGAGCTGGACTAACAGTACGGTCGTATGCAGTATTCGGATTCTCAGGAAGTTGAGGAGCCGGAGCAATTGGTTGTGACATAGGGAGATTCTCCTTTAAAGAAGGTTGAGGTACCTCACTTAAAATTATGCCCTTTATCAACGATTTAGTCAGAGTAAACTAAAGTTATCTGTAAAACGGGGAACTGGTCACTTCCGCTTCAGCCATGCCTACATCTAACGTTAATGAGCATGCAATAGCCAAAGAATCGGCAAAGTCGTCGTGCGCGTGGGCTTCATCAGGTGCTGCAGCCGAGAAGTTAGGCCCTTGGAACTTAGTCTCAAGATCCGTCATTTGCTGGTAAAAACGCTTCCATGCGCGTAGGCGTTTGGTCTTAGCGTGGGCTGGGTAGCCAATCATACGAAGATCAATAAGGGCTTTTAGATGCTTCCACCGCTTAGACTGCTCGGTAGAACTACTAGTTAGGGATACTACTTCCGCTCTTGGTAGTAGTAGTTTTAGGCGCTGAGCAACAGCGTCACCTACACCATTAGCGTCTACGCCAACCATAAACACGTTGTAGTTTGATAAGAAGTTGACGATCTGGAAATACTGATCCTCCCAGTCGTCTCCTTGGATTTCAAGCCAGTTAAGGACTCTATGATCATAGTAACCAAACTCATTAGGTCTATCCCAATCTACGTACACCACAGTAACTACTGTGCTGTCCATCTTACGAGCAGGGTCAATACCCACTACTACAGGGGTACGGTGGTATGCCTTAACAACTTCCATGCTCTTGTCGCCAAGTTCATCCATGACAGTGGATGTAATAAACATACCCTTGTCAAGCATCCACTTACAATTGTAGGACATCTGAAACTCGTCAGAGTCCTCGCCAATACGCATCTTTTCTTTTTTAATGAACTTGTCGTACTTAGGATTGATACGAGCTACGTCACGCCAGTCCCACTGATAATGATTCTTGCGCTTACCGCTGTTGCTTTGCACTCGTTTGTTGAGTTGAATCGACTTGTAGAAGTTATTTTTTACGTTACTAGGTGTACCGGTCTTAACCATTGTTCCAGCGTAGTAAGCAAGCATAGGGCTAATTGATTTATCAACCATATGATCATCTGCTCCCTGACACTCGTCGATAACAATGAGGTGAAAAGACTTAGATTCAATCTTGGCTCTTGGGTTAGCGGTCATCATCATAAGGGTAGACCCAGAGTTTTTTAGTTTAATCTGGCGAGTGATACCTGGCACTTTACCTAGGGAGTCGTCAATCTCAGGATCGCCTAGAATCTCTTTAGCGCGTTCAGATGTGAGACGATCAACCGTTCTACCAAATAGGGTTTCTACCTGGTTTTCAACAGGGGCAAACATACCGATCCAAATACCGCCCTTAAACTGACCTAGTAGATCTGGGTACATTTGAGCAAGGCGGGGAAGTAGCACCATAAGAGTGGCCACAGTATTAGCAATAGTTTCAGACTTACCAGACTGACGCGCTGCAAGCGCTGTTACTTCAGCGCTATCGTTGATGATTACAGATTCCATGATGCGACGTGCGAGAGGAATTTGGTAAGGATGCAGCGAGTGCCCTACAAGAGCTTCCATAAACTGCATCATCTTGTCAATAAGTTTTACGACAAACTCTTTAGATAGTTCATCTAACTCATCTTCGTCAACAGCCGCGATCTGAAAATCATCAACGTTTTCAGGCTCATCGTTGTCTACGTAAAACTCGTGCTTACCCATGATAGATTAGTCCTCTTCAGGTACTGGTGCAGTGTGTCGTCCATAACTGACATAAAAATTAAGTAGGTCAGAATAACTCGGTCTTTGCCATACTAACTGTTCTAGAGCCACAAAACTGTTCATACTGTTGGCTTTTTTCATGTAGTTAACATCTACTGGAAACTTAAAGTCAATGCTATCTAGTAGAGCTTGATACGCTTTTTTGTTAATGCCTATTGCGTGAAGCCCTAGCGTATTAGAGGATCTACCCAATAAATTGGAGTACGGCTTTGGTAACTCTATGAAGTTCTGAGAGCCTAGGTAAAAAAGATCCCAATCTTCAGGAAGTTCGGCCAGTGCTTGAGTAAATGAGTAATGCAAGGTGTCTACAAACTCGGCGTCGTCTTCTAAAATAAGGATGCTCTCATACCCGTTCTTGATAGCGTCTTGTAGTATGAGTTGATGTGTTTTAGCAAGTCCAGCAATGCTTTTAGAGATACCGCCGTTTTTTAGGTCATGGCCGGTGCCTTTAGCATAAATGTATTCGTAGCCCGACCAATCAAATTTATTACCGTCTATTGCTTCGAAAAGTTCTGCAAAAATACCAAAGTTTTCTAACTCTTCAAGTATTTCCGTACGCCGATCTAACCTACGCTCTAAGTTAATGACGTAAATCTTATTAAAAAAATCGTTTAGCACCATAAGGTAATTGTAGCAAAAAAAAAGCCCCAGCCGAAGCTAGGGCTTTCACGCCACATTAGGAGAGGAAAGAAGTGAGGCAGTTCAACTATACCACATTACGATTATGTAACGAGTCTATTAAGCAATGTAGCGCTTCTGCGCCTAGTAGCATTTCCTCTAGGTAGATCTTGTCATTGGTTTTAATGTAAGAGGATAAGCTTCTGCTGGTTTCTGATAGCGCTTGTTCAACCCATGTAGATAGGTCGGCACTTGGGATCTTTTCAACACGTTTTGTTAGCTTCTCTGAAAATAACTTAGGGGGTTTGGGCTTAGCCCATCCTTTTAATCCCATTCTAAAAGCTCCGATACGTCTACGTCTAAGTTTCTTCCCCAAAGCGCTGCTGTAAGCGCTTCAGTTTCATCCTGAGATTCTCCAAACCATCCAATAACAAAGCCAGACTTAGTGAAAGGAAGTCTAAAAACAAGGCAACTACCTTTACGATAGGGTTCATCAATTTCATGTGTCCAGCCTTTTTCTACAATAGGTAGCGGTTTACGGTGAGGGTACTTTATTACCTGACCGTACAATGATCCAAAGTTTAACATTATTTTCTTTCTCCATACAATCTATCAAAGATTCTGTCCATCTCTGCCATTTTATCAGGATCGTCGATTACCCAATTAGGAATAACAACTTCTTTACCCCTAAGGCTAATTTCACTCTGCTGACCCCAAGTAGCGGCTTGAGAACTTCTAGCTGCTCTAACAATGCCTTTAAGTGCGGCTACTTGATGCTTTGACATTTCGCTTTGATCGACTGGTCCACCCTCGTATTTGCCATCATCTAAGCCGTTCTCTCTAAGGTAGTCACCTTTAGAAAATGCGTCTTTAAAGCCTTTCCATTCTTCTGGAGGTACTTGGTAATAGTTGTACCAAAACCCTGATCCGGAGTCTTTAGCATCACGAAATACAACTGTCATAATTCCGTATCCGGTGGGGCTTCCGTCATTATCGTATTGAGGTTTGTACCCAGCAGCGTAAGTTCTAGGTCGCCAAGGCTGTTTAGAGGACGTGGACTTAAGTTGTAACTTGGCAAAGTCTTTAGGGTCGTTATCGCCCTCGGAGTACTCTAAACCAGTTAGGTCATCCTTTAACTCTTCAGGATCTGGGAGGCTCATTCGTCGTCACATTCATGATCTTCAGTTTCGTCTTCCCGCACTCGTGCGTGACAGTCATAGCACCTTAACCAAATAGGAGGTTCAAAGTTATTCTGGACAGTTGCCCCTTTAGGGTAATCTGATCCATCATCAGGGAGTGCCTGGTCGTAGTCATAAACTACTGCGGCTTCTTCATACACGCTTGCATCTAAAACAATTCTTGAAATTGTTGAGTACGGAAGACCACTTGCGGATAGGCTTGTAGGATCTAAGGCAGCGTCATGCCCATTAGATGAAACTCTTTGAGGCATGTATGCTCTAGAAGGGACTGGGTGCCCTTGAAACGTTTGAATAGTTCTTATTGCCCGCATGCTTCTAGCATACCAAACTATTAGTCTTTAGAAGAGCCGACACCAAACGATTTGTGGTTTGGGTCAAGCGCCGCTACAAGAGGGCCTAGAACGGCTACAAGAGCCGCTGAGCCAAGATCTTTAGGGCTTGTGTACCCAGCAGCAAAAGCTGTGGCTACTGCCGCTAGAGCGGCGTACAGGTACTGGCGGGCTACTGCTAGAACTTTATCTTTCGTCATTTTATTCCTTACGGTTGTTATCTAGGTGAGTATCAAATCGGCCTTGCAACTTTTCTACTTGCTTTTCAATTCTATTTACCGCATCGCGCATACTAGAGCCACCATTTGGCTTATATTGGGCCTCTAATGTACCTAATCGGGCACTAATGTCATCTAATTTGTCTAACTTACGAATTACTTTGTTAACAAATTTAAAAATTGCCCAAATAACGGCAATAATTTCAAGGGAGGAAACGATCAATTGTGACCAGGTGCTAGCGTTGCTAAGGAACATGCTCTGAGCCTTTTTAGTAAAAACAGTGTTACTACAATTAAACACTATGGCTACTGCTTTGTCCCTATTAATTTGCGGTTTGTCATAGGTGTGTAGTACCGTACAACTACTACAACTCAGGAGGAACCCCTTGGCTACTGCCCCATATTTTGATGGAACTCAACCTTGTTTAAAAGCGGAGGATATAGACATATTTTTTCCAGAACTACCCGATCACCCAACTAATGAAGATCGGGCTTTACATGCAAAGACTGTGTTAGAGGCTAAAGCAGTGTGTAATACCTGCCCGTTTATTGAGCCTTGTCTAGCCTACGCTGTAAAAACTCCTAATACTTACGGTATTTGGGGCGCAACTACTGAAGATGAACGCGCACGAGTAAAGCGACAAATAAGTAAGCAAAAGCATTTAGCAAAGAAAAAGGGCACCCCGTAGGGTGCCCTTAATCTTTAGGGTTTAGAGACCGTAGTTACGAGTAATAAATACAGACTTTGCAGATCCATCAGCAATGGTTGCGCCAGCAAGCGGGCTTTGAGCAGTAACTACTGTGTTCTTTGCACGAATCACCAGACCAGTTGCTGTAGCAGATGTTACACCAGCAATTAGTAGGTAGAACTCGGTTGAGGATGGTGTTGCAGCTCCGACTGGAGTTGGAGCAACTACAATGTCTCCTACGTTAAGTTGAGTGTTAGAACTTCCGCTGAGATTAACCGTATCTCCAACAGCTAGATAATGAGCAGCAAGGGTTGTTACCTTGATGTAACTAGGTGATGTTGCAACGGTCGCACCAAACATATCCGTAGTAAACAAGATTGGAGTACTTGTAGCAATAGTAGTTGTAGTTGTAGCGTTTAGCGTTACAGTTCCAGATCCAATTGCACTAACGTAGTTAGTAGATGCGATTGCAGCCGTTACCGAAGCTGTTCCTGTTACACCCATACCAACATACACACCTGAAGTGCTAGCCACCGTAACTGTAGTGCTGTTTGAAGACACCGCAGTAACTGAGCTGATGGCTGTACCAACACCAAACGAAACCGTACCTGGCTGTAGACCTGTAGCACGAAGCTTCTGTAGAGCATT